CCCAACAGTGTTATGAGTACCCCACACATCAATGCTGTGTCCCCAAAAGCACGTATGCCATCGTTGACAGTACACATGCCTCGTACCAATCCACTCTCTACTCTCACACTAATCGGCTTAACGGTGTTATCCCGTTGAAAAGGCGGTCACGGTCACGGTACGTTCGTGTCGTACTGTTTTCCGTAGAACTCGTCTGAAACTCGATACCGATAGTGTTGTAGTCAAAAAGTGCCAGATTGAAAATGTGGGAACGGAACTGTTGTAGGTCTTCGTATGTCTTCTCAGCCGACCATGACGACGGATATTTACCGCCATACTTCATAGTCCTTGTTTGCAGTACCTCTTGAAACGCGACGTTCAGTTTGGACTCAGCGACTTCTTCCTTGTAGCCGACCTCATCACTCAACTGTGCGTCAAGTTCCGCAAAGATTTCTGCCTTTAAGTCATTGAGTGTATTAGACATACCCTCACCGCCTTTTAGACGTTCTTCCGTCTTCTTCTCGACTTCTGAACATCCTTCTTCGGTGCATCTTCCGTAATATCAGTTGACTCTTCAACGACCTCTGAGACAGGCTCAACAACCTCTTCCTTCGGTTCAGAGACAACAACAGGAGCAGTCTTTTTCTCGACCGCTCCCTTACTTTCGGAAAGACGCTTACGATGTAACATCATTCCCATATGAAAATCCTCTTATAGATTACGCACCAAGAGTAACCTTGATAATCTTGCTCTCGTCGTATACATACGGAGCGAACAGCTTAGAACCGACAATGTAGTTGGTCTGAGCAATAATGTCACGATCAACCTCAACGAGAGTGTCGCGCTTCATGTAGATGCGGAGCGCACCCGGCTTAACGATGTAAGCTGTGTCAGCGTTGCCGACTGTCCTCTCATAGTACGTTGCGATGTCAGCAACAGCCGGTGTCTCAACTGCCGCGTACACGTTTGTAATCGGGTCAAATGTGTAGTAGGTCTTGTCGCTGTCAAGAGAAGCATCCTCTGTCAGTGTGTAATGAACCGGAGCAAGCAGTCTGTTCGTCAGAGCAACCTGGCAACCGTGAATCATGCCGACTGTACCACGGATAAGGATATTTGCACCGATCTCAGTGTTCGGAATCCAAAGATTGGACTTACGCAGTTTTGCATAGAATTTCGGATCAATGAGAAGAACCTTCTCACCGTCGATATCCTCACCGAACTTAGTAAGAGCATCAGCAACACCGTCTACCGGAGATTCGGAAGAACCGATGGTATGTGTCAGAGCAGATACGCCGTCCATAGCATCGAGAAGTCTGCGCTCAACACCGTCGTTGATGGCAAGCAGAATCTCACGTGTAGCTTCGTCAGCCGCGTTGTTCTGATAACCGGAAAGCAGAGCCTCGTCTGTAATCTCAACGCCCTTGCCGATCTTTGTAACTTTTACTCTCTTTGTGGTTGTTCCGAGTTTTGCAATCGGAATATCCTGTCCTTCACCGACAATCGGTGCGGAACCGATGAACGGGGAGTATGCCGGAAGTGTAAGTTCATCACCATCTCTGCCCTCAAGTGTTCTGTCGATTGTAGCAAGCGGAGAGAATCTGATTCTGTCGATAAGTTTCTGGTCGATATAATCCGCGAGAACCTGCGGATCAATAAGATTTGCAAGCATTGTTGCGTTAGCTGAAGCTGGCATTTTTTGTCTCCTATGTGTGAATAAGTTTATTTGTTTAGCGACCTACGAGCCGTTCATAAACATCCGGTGACTCTCTGCGGAGTTTTGACCGTTCCATCATGTTCATCTTCTCGAACTGCTCTTTGGTAACACCATGATTACCTGTTCCGGCATTAACGTCTGGACGCGACTTGAGCCATTCACTTTCCTTGTTTTTGATGATTGCGTTCGTTGCTTCTGTCTGTACCGCAAACAGAGCGTCCGTATCACCGTCGTACATGGCTTCGGCGGCTTTCTGAGCAAGGTCTTCTGTGTATCCCTGTGTCATGTACTGACGCACGTACTTCGCAATCTGATTTTCGCGGAGTAGCTTATTGAACTGTTCTTCCCTTGCCGCTTCTGCTTCGGCTTTCTCTTCCGATGCCTGTTCCTGCGCGGAAAGTGTTTCACGGTACTTCTTCTTCCAATCAGCGGCTTCGCTTGCGTTCTTATCGGAAGTCTTTTTGAGTTTGGCGACTTCCTTCATAAGTTCCTGTACCTGCGTTGTCAGTTCCGCGTTCTTAGCGGCAACATCAACTTCGGGAGTCTCAGTTGTTTCCTCTGCGGAAGTGTTCTCAAGATTCTTGCTGTCCTGTGTTTCTGCCATATTTAATCTCCTGCGATTTCCGTCTTCTCTGACGTTGCTCTCTCTTCCGAGCAATAAAATTAATTTGCGTTTTTGTCCGTGCTTCTCTGCACGTTTCCGTTGCGAATTTTGTAACGCGATTTCTCTACCGCATATAAAAAAGAGACATGCGCTAACATGTCTCTGCTTAACTGAATGTCAACCAACAACGGCATCCCGACGTTTCTTCGGGAGCATCTACTTCGGGGTCTCGTGGAACCATCATTTCAACGCCACCAACGGAAAACGGTTTGTCAAGCGGAACGGTCTTTCCGTCTACCGCCCTGTGCGTATCTCTTACCGCCTTGTCACCAACCGTATGCCATGTTTTCTTAGACTTTCCGTAACCAAACGCCTCTTGCAGTTCATCGTAACCACATAGAGCATTGGACTCGTCTTCTCCGATAAGCGTTGCTCTGTCTTCCGATAGAAAGTAAGCATCCTTATCCTTGTTCCGCATGGTCGATTCGTGTATCTGTTTGGAGATTCTGTCGGCATATGCGCGGTACACAGCTTCTACGTTCTGTTCCGTTGTTTTCGCTATGATAAAAGCGTCTTCAATAAGTTCCACGATGGAACTTCTCAGTAACTCCGTTGCCGGTTCGTCTAAATAGCCGTATTCCGCATAATCGTCTATGAAATGCATGTACTCAAGAAGTGCATCCCTGTACTTCCGAGCGACTTCAATTCGCTTCTGTCTGCGTTTCCGGCTAATACGCATCGGATTGTAGTATTCCTCAATCGGTTCGGAACGACGTTTCTTGCCGAGTGCGTTCAGTTCGTCGAATGAAAGGACTGACATTTAATCACCCCTTCACGTTCGGACTGTTTTCGACTTGATCTGACTCGTCTTGTCCTAACCGTTCACTGTTCGGTGCTTCTTCATCTGAACCGCCGTCACCCGTGTTGGAATTGCCCTTGCGATACCATCCGTAACCGTTATATCCCGTGTTCGCATTGCCCTTGTTGACGATTGACTCAAGGTACTTATCGAGATATTCCTTTGAGTCAAGGTAAACTTGCTGTGGGTCACTAAATGCGTTCATAGCAATCAGCAGATGTTTCGGATGGATAGCATGTGAGATACCCGTTGCAAAGAAGTTCATCTTTGACACAAGTTCGTAGTTCTTCTGACGCTTGATAGACGGTTGAACGTCCATAAAGAGCAATTCGAGCATCGGATTGTCCGACTCAATATCGGGTGACACCTTGATTGCCTCAAGAACGACTTCGACCTCTTCAAGTTTTGCCGACTCCATGAACAACTGTTCTTTGTTCGCGGAAGACTCTGCCGCATCCCAACCGGACGCAGCCGATGTAGCGATACCCGTTGAATTGGAACTGTCACCTCTTTGCGGAACGGCACATTTCTGCAAAATCAGCGCACGTTTCGATAAGATGTTCTGCAACTGTCCGTTGTAATCGGCATTGACTACAAGCGGTTCAATCTTCGGGTCTTTACCATCCCTTGTCGTGCTTGTCTCAATCCAATCGCCGTTTTCTGGGTGTGAAACAACTGTGACTTCGTTGCCGTCCTTGTCGATAACAGTCTCTTCGGGGAACTCTACGTTGTTCGCCCACCATACGGAATTGACGGCTTGACCGACTTGATTTGATAAATCCGACCAAAGCTGATTCAACTCAAGCATTTCGTCAATCTGCCGTTCAAAGCATCCCATTCTGTCTGACGCTCTTTCCCATTCGATAATCGGGATAAGACCAAGGGGATTTTTCTGACCGTTATAGGCACGTTCCGACCATGTATAGTTGTCAGCGGAATACGTCGTTGTCTCAACGCCTTCCAACTTGTAGATGGAGTCAATCTCGTACCGCGTCGTAGGTGTAAATGCCGTAATGTGATAGTTGCCCTTCGTATCTGCGGAATACGTAACGCCAAGCATTTTCCTGTGACCGAGATAGCTTGAACGGACGATGTATGCGTACCGTGGGTCTAACACGTCGTAGGTGTAGTAGGACTTACCTACTCGCCAATCACGGGCAATATCGACAAATGTGTAGCCGATACCGCCAATCTCAACGTATCTTGCAAGTTCCTGTTGTTTCATGCCGAGAAATTCCGCTGAGTAACATTCGTTCAGACGAGCAATACCCTTGTTCTCATTCTTCTCACCGGAGTCCTTCTCACCACGCGACACAAGCGTTATCGGATTACCCCAGACAAAACTTGTCTTGAATTCCGTAATCTCGTTTGCGACATTATCTATGCATTTGGAGTCAATCTCTTTCCGCGTTACTTTCTTGCGCAGTTGCGGTTGCAGACCGGCTTCAAAGTTAAGCAGGTAATCAATCCGAGCAGAATTCCCAAGATGTGCCGGAAATGTCTCGCGCAAAACCTTTATGATATTGTCATTGTTTATATCGCGTTCGTCGGTATAGATAACCGCACGACCAATTCCGTCACCTAATCTCATTACAGAAACCTCTTACCGCCCGATGTATAAATGTCCGAAACCTCAAAGAATGTCTTCACATGACCGTCGCCGTTGAAGTGATTGATCGTACCGCACTTCCGACACTTGAAAGACTTATTGATTTCGGAATTCCGTTCAACCTTGCAAAGCGTTCGCATACACCCTTTGCATCGAATTAATCTGTATTCCATGTCACACGCAAAAATAAAAAGCACCCCGTCAAATGTGGAGTGCTTGTGCCTATTCATTATTTCGATGTATCTCAGCCTAAAAATAT